GCCGTGCCGGTGATCGCCGTCGAGAGGCGAACACGGAACTGGGCGTACGGGCTGGTGTCGTTGGCCCAGCCCTGCTCGGCGTTGACCACCCCGGCGAGGGTCGACAGATTGTAGGTCGACTGCCCCGAGTAGGTGTTCTGCTGGCCGATTTTCAGGGCATGCCAGATGGTGTCAACCCCGTTGTTGTACTCAAAGGTCAGGACCCCGCCGGTACAGGTACCACCGTTGGTGTTGGCGACCGTCACTCCGACACCGTCGTAGCCCGAAGTTGAAACGGTAAGGGCCGTGTTGACCCCGGTGGCTGAAGACCAGGAGCCAGAAGAAGCGGTCAGGTACCCATCCAGGATGTACCCCGGGCTGGAGCTGCTGGAAAGCGGGCCGGAGCCGATCGCCACCGTCTGGGAAGCCGGGAAGTTGTTCACCCCCACACTGGTGCCCGCCAACAGGCTGGCGATGAGGGGCATCGAGGAGCTGGTCCCGTACCCACCGGTAATCGAGACGTTTCCACCGGTGCCCCCGCCACCACCGCCGCCGGAACCCGAGGCGATGTTGTAGAGCGCCTGGAGGGCGAGCTGGTAGTACTGGGCCGTGCTGACGACCGAGGGGATAGCGGGAAGCGACATAGGCGTGGCGGGTTGTATTTGAGCTGGCTTGATGGGCCCGGACGACGTCACCGTCCGAGCCCACCCATGTCAACCCAACTTACAGACCGGTCGTGCTGGTCGAGCAGGCCAGGGCCTGACCGTCAAACGGGCACCTCTTGTAGAGCACCGCGCAGACGTTCTGGGGCCGGATCGGCTGGAACGCGCGGCTGATCTGGTAGATGTGCTGCCCGTAATCGCCGAACTGATTCTCGTAGTTGTCCCTGTAGTAGGTCCACTCCAGTTCGCCCATCGCCAGCTGCGGGGCGAAGCGGAAGGTGCCCTCTCCGACGTAGTTCTCGGGAACCAGTCGCTTGAAGGACTCGCCGGCGACGACGAACAGCACCTCGTAGGGGGCACTGACCCAGGTCGGGTTCCGACGCTGGCCGTAGCCGTTGGTCACCGCGGCCGCAACGATGGGCTCGACCGGGGTGATCGTGCCGTCGCTGTTGAGGCCCAGCGTCCGAATCGGCTGCTGGTCGATACCGAAGGCGAAGCCCCGGTAGCCCATGAACTGGTAGCCGGTGATCGAGTCCTCGCCGAGCTTGAAGCTGCCGGCGGTGAGGTAGAGCAGGTCCTCCTTGACGTCCGCGTCGTTGCGGAAGGTCTCGATCTGGTCGACCGAGGCCAGCACCTGGAAGAACTCCCCGTCCTTGGACGCGAAGGGCTCCGCCAGCATCTCTTCTCTGAGGAAGCTGCCGAGCTTGTAGAGCGTCTTGAAGTTCATCGGCGAATCGGGGTTGCCGTTCGTCGCGAACTTGGTGTTGATCTGCTGCATGTCGCCGGTCAGGTTCGAGGTGAACGGCGTGGTGCTCAGGGAGACGTACTTGATCCCCGACTGAACGAGCAGCTGGAACCTGATGTCGGCGTTGATGATCTGGAGAATGGTCTTCTCCAGGGCCACCTGGGCCTGCAGGTAGCTGCCCTTGAAGGCCGCACGGGCGGTCTTCACGTTCACGCGGGGACCGGCCCCACGGAGCGTCTGCAGCTGGTAGAGGTACTCGGTCGTACCGACGCGGTCACCCTGGAGGGTGGCGGCGTTGTAGGGGAGCAGCGAGCTCTGGGTGTAGGACCCGCCGACCACGCTGTTGGGCGTGTTGGAGGGGACGCCGGCAATCGGCACGTCGGGCTGGTTGGCGGCGAGGCCGTTGTTCCAGGGGCCGTTGGAGCCGAGCCAGCCGCTGTAGGCGTTGAAGGCCAGGTCGCTGTCGTTCACGAAGGCCGGGGCGGCCAGCGAGGAGCGGGGAACGGCCATCTCCTCAACGACGCTGCGGACCACGTCCGAGCTGTTGGGGAGGGTCCCACCGTCGATGGAATTGATGAAGGGGCTCTTGCGAGCGAGCACCCGGGCGATCTGCCCGACGATGCGGACGACGTCCTTGGAGGCGAAAGACTGGACCGCGTCCAAACTGATATTTGCTGTAGCCATAGTGGGTTCGAGTTTCTCGATCCCGCCACCCACTTGGTTTTGGTTTGGGGCGACGACACCGAGCTGTGCAAAGCCCGTCTGGGCTTGACACGAGGTTCATCGCTCCCGGCATGCTGGAGCCTGTTGTTGCAGCCTGTTCGGTGAGCCTTTTGGACCCCACCAGTCCGGCCTCATAACGGAGAGACCGCACCGTGCTTGAGGGAAGGACTACAGTCGGCCCCGAAGATTGTCAAGAAGTTTTTTCTCGGGGACGATGAGGTTGCACTTTTTGAGGCACACCATCACGGCCTCCTCAGCCGCCTCCACCGCCGTCTCGTCGAGATCCGGCACCGCTGCGTGAATCGCCTCGTGGATGATGGTCGCGGGCATCTCAGCACCGGGCCGGATGTAGATCGTCCGATCGCCGTAGTCGCAGAGCCCCAGGGCGTCCTTCTCGCCGGGCGGGGCCTTCCTCAGAACCCTCCACCAGCCGCCGCGGATCTTGACCCGGAAGTTTTTGAAGGAGGGCTTCATGGGGACAAAAACCTACCCCAGCACGCCCGCGATGTCCAGACGCTGGCTGCGGATGTAGTGCGCCCCGGGGTAGTCGATCCGGGTGTCGTCGTTGAAGTCGCAGCACTCCTGGACGTGGGGAATCCTCATCCCGAGCGCCAGCCACGCCGCAGCCGTCTGGTTGTGGACGAAATTGTCGGCCCCCGCCAGGAGCTCGGCCATCTCGAGCATACCCGAGACGGGCCGGTGCTCCACCGGGCGGCCAACATCGCGCTGAAAATTCAGGTGTTCGTCCCCGCAGCCGATGAAGAGCGCCCGGTCGCCGAGGTGACGCATCACCCGGCGCCAGGGAAAGTTCTGGTTCTGGTAGCGCGGCGTCCGGGAGACCACCACCCGGCCCCGGGTCTCGGGACTCGGGCGGACCCCCTGAATCCACTTCTGAGTGTCCGGCTCCACGCCGCAGTAGAGGGCCTGGGTCGCAAGCAGCGACCGGCTGCTGTGGTAGACCGAACGGAAGTCCCGCACGTCGAGGTCGCCGGAGGGGCTAGTTGAGAACTCATTCTCAATCCCCAAAAAATCAAGCAGCGGCCTGAGCGACTCGTACCGGCCGCCGCTCATCGGCTGCCAGCCGTGGCCGTGGTCGCAGACGACCAGCCTCGTCCCGCCCAGCTTTCGGAAGGTCGGGATGAAGGCGAGGATGTCGCCGATGTGGCCTGAGTGAACAATTCTCATCGGTGCTTGAGGTAGAGCTGCCGGACGCTGTCATCCTTGACCCCGTGGAGGAACACCGCGCCCTCCTCTCGGAACTGAAGGAAGGCCTCCTCCGAGAGGGTCGGCGTCCCCCAGATGTTGCGGATGGTGTGGGTGCCCTGCCAGCCGGCGGCCTTGAAATCGGCGGCGAAGTAGGTGTCCCACCCACGGCCGGGCGGGGGAAGCAGAGGCCGGGGAACCTTCCGGGAGAGGCGGACGTCAAACAGCCCGTTGCCGTTGATGTGCCCCAGCCCGGGGCAGTCGCCGTTGCGGCTGTCCCAGGCGCCCAGGACGGCGACCTGGTTGTCGTCCCAATCGCGTGAGAGGACCTCCAGCCAGCTGTCGGAGAGTGGGCAAGAATCGGCCTCCATCGAGAGGACCGCCTTGTACCGCCAGCCCCACAGGGCGACCTTCTCCTCGACCTGGGTCATCAGGTTGTACCAGAGCCCGTTGCAGCCGTCCGGCCAGCCGACGCCGTGGTGGTGCCCACGCAAAACGTGAACCTGCTCAAAGTTGCGGCGAAGCCTCCCCACGAGTTCGTCCGGCGGGGGGCTGCTGTCAAACCGGTAGAGGATCACCAGGTCGGCCCAGGGATTCTTCTCAGCAACGGTCTGGTGGAAGATTTCGAGAAGCCGGAGACTCGAGTCCCGGTCCCCGTCCCAGTACTGGAGGCCGAGCAGGAACTTCACTTTCCGGCGGCCCGGTTGGCCTTAATCTGTGCCCACGCGGCCTTCCGCTTTGCGGCGTGCGCCTTCTTGAGGGCCTTCGAGTGCTTGCTGTAGCGCCTCATGGAGCGGGGGTGGTACTTGGAGTTGGGCTTCTCGGTGGTGTGCTCCTTCCAGGCCACCGCCATCGTCTGGGACAGCGGCTCCCGGGGAGTGCCGTGGACGTGCCGCAGCTTGCCAATCAGCTCGGTGTACATCTTCCCGAAGGAGAGCACGTCGGACTCGGGCACCAGCCGGTCCCAGAGCGGGGGGTTGAAGATCGGCCCCTGCACAAGCTCGTGCAGCGCCTGGAGGGACGCCTGGCCGTTTGCGAAGATGATGTAGGCCGGCTCGTCCTGGGGCCTGATGAGGGGACTCCGCTTCTCGAGGTCCTCGGCCACATCAGGCGTCAGCCCGATGTTGAGGACGTCGTAGTCGCTCATCCAGCCCCCGCCCATCGAGGCGAGGGCACACCAGCGAGCGCAGCGGGCCAGCATCAGGTCGATTGCCAGGGCCGAGAGCCCCGGGTTGTACTGACGGAGGCCCAGCACCCGGCCCATGATGGCGTGGCAGATCGGGGTCGTCGGAACGTGGCTCTGGTTGAGCACGACCGGCTCCCACCCGTACCGCTCCCAGGACTCCCGCCAGATGGCGATCTTGGCGGCCTCCTCGCCCTGCGGCATGTCGAGGATCGTCTTGTAGTAGGCGTACACTTTTTGTTTCATAAGGGCATTTTATGCTTCTTCCGCAGATTATCGGAAGCCCACAACGGTTGCAAATTTTTGTAGTGGCACAAACGATACAAGTCCTCCTCGGTTTTGGCTGAAGCCAAAGGGATGATATGGTCGATGTGCCAGAGGTTTCGGTTTTCCCAGGACATCCCCGGCAGAAATTGGGCTTCGAGGTGTGCTACGGCCTCAGCCGGGGAACAGCCAAGAAAACTTTTCAAGGAGTCCGTCTTAGAAAACTTCTTCGCCCGGAAGAGTACGTTCACCCTTGCCCGCAGACGGCAAGTGCAAGCATACAAGGGGTCTTCACGGCGGCGTTGTTTTGCTCGATTTCTAATTTTGCTTCTTCCTTTTTCAGAAGTGGAATACCGACGACTGGCAACTTTTCGTTTTTCTGACTGGTGGTACCTCTGCAAAACGGCTTTCCGTTTCGGGGACTTTGAGTACCGTCTCAAAACTTTTTTCCTCTCTCCTGAGAGGGCGTACGCAGCTGCATACGCTTTCCCCTTTTCCGAGCTTCTCATTTTTTGGGCGGCCTGCCGGGTCCCTTCTTTCCACCTCAAGAAATCGGCCGGGGACAGCCACACTTCTCGGACCCCCGCTCACGGCGGTAGCACCAGAAAAGTTTCCCGTCAGCCCGCGCTTCCCCGCGACGATGCCGATTTTTTTGCATTTCCTCAATAGGTTTTGTACCCAAGGTGGAAGATCGGAGTCCCCAAGTCAATGTGAGGCTGGTGTCCAGCTTCCTTCGCACGTTTGCAGAAGGAGACATCCTCCCCGTGGGCCCCGTCGATGTGACGGAAATAGTCATACTCGTAGTCGGGTACGTTGATCTTGAGGGAATCTCCGAACTTGCCCCGGATGTCGTCAAAAACGCTGCGGTGGACTAGCATCGCTCCCGTCGCCACCCAGTCAACGGGCACCACGGCATCTTCGTAGGCTTTCGCACGAGAGTAAAGCCCCTGGTCGCTGCACATCAGCGGCCCGCCCTCCTGGCGCCCAAAGTAGGCTCCCCCGACGAGCGTTTTGCCACTCCCAATGAGCCGGTGAACGATGTGCCGTTGCAACGGACCCTCGGGAACATTTCTCGCTCCCTGAACCCAGTGCCGCAGCCACGCCGGGCGGCCAATGCTCGCCAAGATGTCATCATCGAGCATCAGGAGCCACTTGGCGTCGGTTTCCAAGAACTTGTGCGCGATTCGATTCCGGGCATGCGCTATGATCGCGTCGCCGATCGCCATCTCAAAGCGGATCTTCTCGCGGCCAAAATCCAAGGCGATGGCCGTCAGGATGAAGGCCGAGACGGGTGACGTGGTCTTGTAGCAGGGAAAGCCGACCATGATGTCACGCCCCTCAAACTCGCAACGGTAGGAGGGCAGGCCCTCGGGGCTGCGGTTCTCGATGATGGGCCCGGCCGGCTTGGGCGCGGGCTTCTTCTCAGCAATCGGCTTCAGCTTCTCGAGCCGGGGCGCCTCCTGGAGGGTCTCCTCGGCCGGCGGGAAGCTCTCAGTGTGCAGCTCCTCGACAACCTCCGCAACCGCCGGCTTGGTTGCCACACCGGCCGGCGGCCGCAGCGGCTTGAGCTTGCGGACGGGCTTGGGGGCTTCCTCCTCGACGGGAGCGGGCGGAGCTGCCGGGGTCTCATCAAGGACCACGTCCCCGCCTCCCGGCTCGTCGTCGGTGGGGGCGGACGGCGGCTCGGGCGGGGGCATCACAGCCGCGGGCGCGGGGCCGTCGGAATCCCAGACGGGGTTCGGCTGGCGTGCAGCCCAGCCCTCACGCCGAACCTGGACGGCTGCGGGGGCCTGGGAGAAGGCAGCAAAGGGGTTGGAGGACCCCAGAGCCTTAGCGGTGTTGTGTTCGTCGCGGTTCATGGTCAGGCTCCGGCTTCGTCAAGCCCCATGTCGATCGCATCGGCGGCTGACATCTTGGACCTGTCGGTGGTGGCGTTGACTTTGTTGGGGGTGACGCTGGCCGACTGCTTGGGCGCCCGGCCGGCGAGCTTGAGCTGGCTGTTCTCGGTCTCAAGAGCCTTGAGCCGAGCCTCCAGCGCGGCCTTGGCTGATTGCTCGATCCTCAGCTGGGCGCCGAGGACCTGGCTGATGGTGGCCGCGGCAGCGATCTCCGCGCGGGACCTCGCGTCGGTCGGCCAGAGGGCCGACTGGAACTTCGACTGCAGCTCGGTCACCTTGGCGTTGTGCTGGGCGACCTGGGCGGCCTCCTCGGGGGTAGCGCCCGCGGGGGTCTCCCGGAACCTGGCCCAGGGAACTTCCCTGGTCAGCTCGTCGATGTGCTTGCCGATCTGCTCGTTCTCGGCCTTGAACCAGTTGACTTTCTCGTTGCGCTTGGCGTCGAGGTACTCGGCACCCCTGGAGGCGAGCTCGGCTGCCTCCTTCTCCTGCTTCTCCCGGAGGTCGGACACCGCGAGAAGTGACTGCTTGACCTTCTCGGCGTCGGTGAGGCCGACCTTGTCGATGACGTTAGCCTTCCACCAGGTTTCGCTGATCTTGTCGGGGCCGCCGGCCTTCTTGATCGAGTCGATGGTCTCGGCGCTAGCTCCGTTCTTTTCGAGGACCGCGTAAATCGCGTCGGAGGCGGCGCCAATCGGCTGCTCGTACTGGCTCCGGTACTCCTCGCTGTGCTTGAAGTCGAAGGTCTTCTTGAAGGTCCTGAGCTCCTCGTAGTCGGCGGGAGCCGTCACCGGGCGGGCCTCAAGCTCGGCAACCCGCTGGCGCAGAGTGGCGGCCTCGGCGGCCTCACGCTTGAAGCGGCTGGCAGTCTCCTGGAGCTTCTTCCAGTTGTTGCTGTTGGCCTCGCTCAGGTTGCGGGGCTGCTCGATGGCAGCGATCTCGGGGTCCAGCTCGGGCGCGGCTGGTGCGGGTTCAACAGGAACCTCCGGTGCGGGCTCAACAGGAACCTCAGGCTCGGGTGCAGCCGGGGCGGCCGGGACAGATTCCTCAGGGGAGGCTGCCGCTGCAGTGGCGGGGGTCGGGGCGGGCTCCTCGGGGAGCGCGTCGATTTCGGCGAGCACGTCGTCGGGGACCGGATCGGGGTCGAGCCTCGGTGCGGTCAGGACGGAGTCCTCGGGAACGATGTTGTCTCCCTCGTTGGGGAGGTCGTCGATGTTGTCGATGTCGGTTGGCATAGGATTGGTTTACATGCTCACGAAGGTCGCCGCCGATCCGTCGGTCTGGGGCTTGGGCGTCTCCATGAGGTTGTCGATCGAGTCGATCAGGTACTCGGCTCCGGCGCGGAACTTCGAGGAGAGTGCGACCTCCTCAATGCTGTTGCCGGTAATCTTGGGGAGCATCCTGCGGAGCTGCGCCCGGAGGGCCGCCCTAGTTGCTTGGTCGTACTCGCGCAGCGAAGCCGCGTCGTTGGGTGTCCACTCTTTCATAATTACTCAGCGGTGGGAGGCCGGGGCGGGTTGGCAATCGAGCTGATGGCGCTGTCCTGGCCGGGGTCGACGACCGGGGAGGCGGGAGCGCCGACGGGCCGTGCGGCGGCCGGGTGCGGGGCTCCATGCGGCTTGGCCCCGCGGTGGTGTGCAGCGGCCGGGAAGATGTGCTTGGGGATTCCGGGGACCTGCCCCCCGGTGAGGTGCTTGACGGCCTCGTCCATCGCCTTGTGGTAGGGTGCCAGCATCGCCCGGGGCGTGCCCTTGGCTTCCGCCTGCTGGAGGTGACCGCCGTAGTGCCTGATCGCCTCGGTGAGCGGCTTGACAAGCTCGGGCGTGAGTGCTCCCGGAGGTGCGCTGGAGATGAGCGGCAGCAGCTTCTGGGTCATCGTCTGGATGTGCACGATGTCGTTGTCGCGGGGGGACACCGGGACCTCCTGCCCGGCCATGATCGCCTGCAGCTCGAGGACCTGCTGCCTGGTCGCCTCGATCGCGAGGGCCTCCACCTGGTCCTTGGGCAGGATGAGGGCGTTGGCGGTCTCCTCGCCCAGCTTCTTGGAGATGTCGAGCTTCATCAGCTCGCCCTGGTCGATGTTCGGGTTGCCGGTGTAACGCTGCACCGCCAGGTCGAGCATCGCCGCGTCCTGCTGGGTGGTGTCGGGCATCAGCTCCACCGCGGGGCTGAAGGCCAGCAGCAAAATGTCGGCGGGTGAGAGGTTCCGCTCCAACATGTTGAGGCAGCAGGAGATCGCGTCCTCGTCGAGGTGGGCCGGCACCTCGAAGGGCACCAGGAAGTGGGGCAGCGGGAGGGCGCTGCGGTCGAAGGCGTCGACAACCTCGCGGCGGGCCCAGACCACCTCGGCGCCCTGGGACTGCTGCCGGGTTGCGTCGAGCAGCTCCTTGAGGTCTGCTGCGGCCTTGACGTGCTCGGGGTGGCAGAGGCCCCGCTGAATCCGCTCGATGCCCCGGGAGAGCTGCTTGCTCCAGCGCATCAGAATTCCCTCACGGAGCTGGTTCTCGATGGCCGCCGTCCGGTTGACCTCGCTGGCGGTTTTGCGCTGCCCGCTGGTCTCGGGGTTGGTTGAGGGCAGGAAGGTTCCGATCTGGATCTCGGCCAATCCGCTGATGAACTCGTCGAGTGTCAGGAAGTCCTGCACGTCGGCGGGCATCTGCTGGGGCAGAACCTCGAAGCCGTCGGAGACCAGGGCGATCGGGTGGGTGACCGTCAGCGGGGGCACACCCGGCTTGGCGTTGGGCCCCTTCTTGAGCAGCAGCAGGCCCCGCAGGTAGGTGTTGTCGACGATCAGATTCCGGGCCTTGTCGACTGCGACGTGGGTGTTGTAGAGGTCCCGGCCGGCCCCGCGGCTCGACATCAGGCTGCCGCTTCCGACCTCCACGGCGAAGAGCGCGAGGCACTCGATCATCGAGTTGAAGCGGTCGAGCTGGGTGCAAATCTCGTCACCAGTCTTGTCGTCGAAGAGGAACCGGCTGACCTTGCCGTGCGGCTCCCGCACGAAAATCTCGCCCAGCTCGACGTACTTGGCGTCGTTCTCGTAGCTGGCGCCGTAGCTGCCTTCGCGAATCCAGTCCTCGTACCGGCGGGCGTCGTCGTCGGCGTCCAGCGTCCGGCCCGCGGGGATGGCGTTGTTGATTGCCTTGACCAGGTTGTCGATGTTCCAGCCGGCCGCGGCACTCATCCTGGGCCGCTCGAGCACGGGCAGCAGGTCGGCGATGAGGTATCGGCGCTTGCGGGCCCAGATCGGCGTCTGGCCGGCCTCCTGCGGGGTCTCGATCGAGAAAAAGGTGTAGTCCTGCCGCAGGAACTCGGGCTTCCAGTCGCGGAGGTCGTCCCAGACCCAGCCGCAGTAGCCAAAGCAGGTGTTCTCGTGGGTCGTCTGGGCAACCAGGTCGTCCCAGCCGCGCCACCCCCGGATGGTCTTTGTGACCTCCTCCCGGAAGACCTTGGTCTTGTTCTCGCTGTCGACGCCGACCAGCGGGTAGGAGGCGTAGGTCAGGTAGGTCGCCTGCTCGACCACCTGCCGGAAGGGCGGCTGGATGCGGCTGACCATCGTGGAGAGGAAGCCGGTCGGCCGGTTGCTGCGCCAGTCCTGGCCCATGCTCTCGAGCTGCTTGGGCCGGTAGGGGGTCTCGTTGTTGAGCTTCCGTTGTATGAGCTGGTTCTTCTTGTTCCGCTCGACGTTCTGCTGCTTGAGGCGGCGGTAGGCCGCCCACGCGCCGCTCGCGTCCTTGAAGGTTCGGCGGACCTGCAGGGTGTCCTTGTTGACGGTGTCGAGGTTCCCGTTGGTCGGGTCGACAACCTCGAGGTTGAGCATCTCCGGCCGGTCGTGGGGGTCGCGGATCTTGGGTGCCCGGTGCGCGAAAGCGTCGGTCACCGCGGGATCAAAAGGTTTGAGTGCGTCGGCCATGTCAGGAGTTGGCTACCCAGCAGTGGGCCGGGAGGTCGCCGGATGCGTGAAGCTCGGAGGGGTCGAGGAAGACCGCGGTGCGGTTGTCGTGCCGGAGAATTCGGCAGCCGCCGAGCATCGGGGTGCTCCGGGTGTCCCGAGCCTGGCGGAGGGAAGCGGACGCCCGGTCAACAGCGGCCACGCAGCTGCCGCAGCCGGACTTCCAGTTGCTGTTGAAGGCGCAGCGGGCGCAGACTGACGCACGGGCCTCGGCCAGCTCGTCGCCCACCAGAGTCCGGGGGCGGGGCGACATCATCAGGTTGGTGGTCCAGGTCTGGAGGTCGGAGAGCAGAGACGCCTTGGGGTCGGCCGCACGCTGCAGGCTGACAGACACCTCGTCGACGGTGTGACAGAAATCCGGGAACTGGCCGCAGATGTACATGTCGACGTCAGCCTTGACGGTCTCAGTCGGCAGCCCGTTCTGGCCGCGGTAGTCTGCAACGCGTGCGTACAGATCGGGCACCGTATCGGCGGTGAGCCGAACGTCGCCCTGAAAGTAGTGAAATCCCCCGGGAGGCACCATGCCGTGAATGGGTCGCATGCTCAGGGAGGCGTAGCTGAAGAGGGCGCTCATGTCAAGTCTCGCTGAAGTCAACAAAGCTCATGGACTCGATGCCCTTGCCGCCCCACACCGGGTTTCCCTGACGCCTCGGCTCGGGCCGCGGGTCGGTCATCGAGGCCACCGAGTCGCCACGCTGCCGGACAAGGAACACCAGCAGCGACAAGGAGTCCAAGGCGTCCGGCGACTTCTGCCTGGTTCGCTTGCAGTACTCGGCCTTGCTCTCGACCCGCACCAGCCCCTTGCCCTTCTGCTTGTACCGGCGGCCGGTGGCCTGCCGCACCAGGTCCTCCTGCCGGAATCCGGGTGCCAGCTTCACGAAGCCGAACTCGAGGTACTTGCCCAGACCGAAGATCAGCTCGCTGACCACGCCGTGGTAGAGCTCGTTGGCTCGCTGGCTGTCGTCGCCGAGCACCCGGGTGTCGGTGGCCATCGTCGAGTAGTTGACGCCGTAGACCTCGGGGCCGAAGCGGGAGAGCAGCAGGTCGTGCACGCCCGAGCCGTTTCCCGTCCGGTCGACGATCGTCCAGGTCGGGGAGATCCGCATCTGCCGACAGAAGCGGATGATCGCCTCGGTCTGCTTGACGGTGTCGCCCTTGGGGAAGGGCATCTGGCTGTCGACCTGCACGACCACACGCGGAGAGGGGAAGCTGACGAACTTGCCGCTCAGCGGCGTCCAGCCGTCGCTCAGGCCGAAGCGGCCGTAGGTGCACAGCAGCTGGTCGTTGCCTTCGAGCGCCAGGTCGAACGCCGCGACCGACACCACCGGCCCAATGAAGCGGACCATGCCGACGGCGTTGTCCATCATGGCGGGCGTGATGATCGCCATCGACACGCCCTCCTGTGGGAACCACCCGCGGGCCATCGTAGCATATTCTGCGGTCTTCCCCCGGCTCTCGTACTGCATGAATCCCTCGTAGGTCTGCAGCCCCGGATAGACCACACGCTTCTCGACCACGTTCTCACACCGCTTGGCGTCCAGCCGCAGCACCCGCCAGCCGTCGCGGCTGTCCCACTCGAGGTCCTCCTCGCAGTCGATGGAGCCCCAGCCTCGCTCCGGCTCGCATCGGGCACCGAAGTCGCTCGTCCGGTCCTTCGGGTTACTGGCGCCGAAAACTTTGATGTGCCCCGCGTTCTCGGGGGTCATCGTCGAGCAGAGGTTGTTGACGCCCTCCCACACGCCGCCGGGGATCTCCTCAGCCTCGTCGAGCACCACGAAGTTGCGGGAGAGCCGGCCGAAGCGGGGATGCGGCTTGCCCTCCCGGGGGCTCGGGTGGAAGCCGCGGAGCACGCCGAAGCCGGACTCGCCCTTGGGGATGGCCACCAGGTGGATGCCCTGCTTGGCGTCGCCGGTCACCTGGATGCTCTTGGCCAGGTCCTCACCGCGGCCCAGCCCGGTCGGGGGCACCAGCGCGGTGCGGTGAAAGTTTTTGATGCTCGCAAACAGGTTCCGCTCGGCGTGCTCCGCGGTGAGCGAGACGACCTTGATCGAGGTATGAGCTGGGTCCTGCCGCCATGCCAGGTAGAACCAGGCCGCGCCGCCGTAGCTCTTGCCCAGCGCCCCGCCGCCGGGGACCAGCAGCCGGTCGTGCTTGAACAGCGCAGCCCAGACCCGGCTGACGCTTTCGGGCTCCGCGGTGAAGACGTCGTGACCCCAGAGCAGCGCGGCGGCCGCCTCGAACTGGTCGCTCTCGAGCAGCCGGTCGACGAACTGCCCGACCACACTCTCGGCCAGCTGCGGGGTGATCTCGACACGGTCGGGCGGCTGCTTGGCGAGCTTCTCGAGCAGCCACAGCGCGGTGTACTGCAGCCCCCGGTCGTGGTCCTCGTGCCGCTCGTACTCGGCGCGGGCGTCGGAGGCGATGTTGATCAGCCTGGCGACCGTGAGGTTGGGCGCTTTCCTGGGCGTGTGTCGGGCCATAACTTCAGATAATGAACAATCGCCGATAGGCCTCGTCAGAGTAAAAAGCTCCGCCCGGCGCTGTGGAAATGTTCCACAAAAATCCTACAGAGGTGGTGGGGCGCTGTCCCATTTTTCATCAGCCTAGGTTCCAGTCGATGACCGGCTGGTTGTCGGGCCGCTCACGGTCGTCGTCATCGTCGCCTTCGACAGGTTCCCCCGACGTGTCGTCGCCTTCGACAAGTTGCGCCGCGGGTGTGGCGTCAATCACCGGGTGGTCGGCGACCTCACGCCTGGGGATCTCAAAGAGCACCTTCAGCTGCCCACCGCTGAGGTCCAGCTTCTCGGGCGCAAACTCGCCCGCCAGCTTGGCATCAGCCAGCAGAGCCTTGAGGCAGTCGTAGGTCTCGCCGCTCTCCCGGTTGTAGACGCTGGTGGGGATGATGCCCTCGGCCATCTGCCGAAGCAGCTCCCGCTTGCGGCTGATGTCCAGGACCGAGCGCATCGCCACCTCCTCCCTGATCTCGTTGACGCGGGCCTTCACGTCGGGCCGCTTGGTCACGGCGTACGCGCTGGCGCTGGGATTTTTATCGAAGGGACGCAGCAGGCGCCAAGCCTCGAAGCCTGTCTTCCCGGAAGCAACGAGCTGGGCGACCCGCTCGTGCATTGAGTTGTCGAGCATCGGCATGCGGGAGGAGGGCTAGCTGAAGGCGGGCGGGCTGTCAAGGCTCCGCTGGCCAAAATAGTTAACGACCTTAATAGTTAACACGTGTTAACCAATTTGCTCGGGCGGCGACTTTTTACTAATTTTCCGTAAAAAGGTTTCCGGGCAGCCCGTTGCAACGCATCAACACATCTAGATATGTTCGGCCCACCGCCAGCGTCCAGCAGCCAGGCTGCAAGTTTTGGGCGACACCTCAGCCCACACGCCAGACCCAGACAGCCCCGGGGGAGCCGTGAAACTGGAACAGCGACCGCCCGCCCTTCGCACGGTAGAGGTCGTAGATCGGCCCGAAGCAGCGGAACCCGAGGAACCTCACGCAGCTGCCGACGGGCATCGCCTCGAGCACCTCGAAGGTCGTCCTGGCTGGGCCCCGGTAGGCGACGTGTTCGGGCGGAACCCAGGCGTGGAACCGCTTGACCCCAACAACCCAGGGCACCCCTTCGTGGATCGTCGGAGTCGAGAACAAACCGGACTCCCAGCGGTGTGCGAGCATCTCAGGATATTTCATGGAGCGGAGGCTACCAGCGGCCCAAAAGGGCTGTCAAATCTTATTTTGGGTAAGTTTATAGGGCGGGATTACCTTTAAGGCTATCTGTAACGATTTTTTTCTCTTATAGAGTGTACTTATTGTATATGAAATGAGAAAAGGTGAAAGAGTTGACAAACAGTGCGTTTTCGTGTACAGGAATCCCCAAATGGCCCATTCTCACCGAAAATTCTCCCCAAGTGGCGACAACCGCCCGTTTTCGCATTTCATATACAATAAGTACACCTTACTACTTTTGTCTTGCGTTACAGGCCCCCTTAGAGATAATCCCGGCCTATAAACTTACACATCATAAACCCATGACCCCAAAACTCGATCCCATCTCCCTCGTCGCCTGGTTCTCGTCCTTCCGAGCCCTCCCGCGGCCCACCTCGATCGTCCTCGCAGCCCACGGCGAGGCCGGCGTTGCCGTCGTCAAGTTCCGCCCCGCCCCGGGCCAGCTGCCCGTCGGAACCGACTCAACCAACTCCCGCCCCCGCACCTTTCGTGCCCTCAACTCGGTCGAGCCGGCGCTCTTTGGTGCCCCCACCATCGAGGCCCGCCAGCTGCTCTTTGACAGCTCCCGCTCGACCATGCTGATGGTCTTCTGGTTGGGGGCCGCCCCCGCCCGGGACCAGGTCTTCAGGGTCCCCTCGCTGCGCCTCAAGACCCTCCACGCGTTCGGCTGCAGCCTCCGGCCCTCCTACCTCGAGGTTGACCCGCCCAGGCCCACCGGCGCCCGGTCGCTGGGCTCCAGGAAGCCCTCCCCAAGCAACCTAGCCGCGGTGCTGGAGGAGAACTTCCCCCGGCAGAACTGCCACCGGGTGCGGGCCGACCTCATCAACCTGCTCAGCGGGAGCCTGCACCGAATGGTCTGCTCGCCGGAGGGCGTGCTGAGGCTGTCCTTTGTGGGCCACACCCTCAAGCGGGTGGTGCGCCACCTGCCGCTCATCGTCTCGGTCCTCTCCCGCCACGGCTTCGGGGTCACGGCCGACTCCAAGCGGCACCTGGCGGTGTGGCGTTACAAGGACCCCCGCACCCTCCGCTACGTCCCCCACACCGTGCTGACGGTGGCCGCCCCCGGCCTTAGCCCCGAGACGATGGGTTCCCGGGAGGTACGCTGCCGGTGGCAGATCGACGCCAAGCTGTGGCAGCGGGAGGTCAACGACTTTGACCTGCGGCGGGAGCGTGAGGAGCTGCTCCGGCGTGGCCGCCAGCTGGCACGGAAGCTGGCTGCGAGGTAGCCCGAAAAAAAGTTGAAAAAAGTTCTTGCACTCCCTAGCGACTTGGGCAAAGATGCTCCCAGAAAGTCAACCCACCCACAGCCACCCACCCCACCTATTGTCAACAACCCCCA